AGGATATTGTGGGAATATGATAATAAGCAAAATCAGAATAAACATGGCTAGAAAGAAATCAATCAATGACATTGTGGCGCAATCCGACCGCCTTACGGCTATGAACCGTCAAATGGGGGGTGGCAGATTTGCCACAATCGGTCAAGCCGCATTGAGGGCTATGACGCAGAGAGGGCTTAATCCTTTTTCCAGCAACCGAAATGTTAGAAGAGGAATAACCAGGATGGGACTGAACGCCGGTTAGAATGGACGCAGAAAGACGTTCTCGCATACATGAGGCAGCAGAATCTCCCTACGCCGATACGCTATTCACTCAAAGCATCATCCGGCACTGGATTCAATATCGAATGCTTCCTGTGGATGCGAGAGAATTTCCCTAACGACTTACGGAAGATATACAAGACATTCCCGATGAGCGAGAGAATTTTATTCGAGTACGACAACAAACAAAAGCAGGAAAATGGCAAGACGTAAATCAATAAGGGATATTATTCTCCAAAATTACAGGATTCAGTCAGTAACGAGTGACCCTGCGAGAATAGACCGTGTAGCAAGTATCACAAGACGGTACATGGAGAATATAAATCGCGCTATTACGCGGCAGGGTGTGCCAGGCGACCCGGACAAGAAGGTTTCCCGCCGTGTTTACATGGGTTTGAACGCAGGCTAAAAGTATAGGAGAGCAGTCAAATGGATTTAAGCAAATACATCAAGAGCGAAGTGGTGGAGCTGAACCGCTCTGCCATTCAACTTGCATCGTACAATCCACGATTGATAACGGAAGAGGGAAAGAAAGCCCTCAAACGCATCATCAAGAAGTATGGCCTTGTCGGTGGAATCGTAGTGAACAAGCGTGACGGGAAAATAATTCTTGTCAGCGGCCATCAGCGTATCACCGTCATGGACGAACTCCAAAAGTACGACCGCAAGACACATGTGAATGACTATAAGCTGCGCGTTGACATGATTACGGTGGATGAGAAGACCGAAAAGGAACTGAACATCGCAATGAACAATCCGAATGCGCAGGGTACCTGGGACAGGGACAAGTTGGCGGAAATGATACCCGATATTGACTACAAAGATGTCGGACTTTCCGAAGCAGACCTGTCCCTTCTCGGTATGGATTACATGTTCAAGACTGAGGAAGAAAACGAACTCGCCAACTCACTTGGAGAACTCATGCAGGAAGTGAACGAAGAGAACGAGGCCGAAAAAGCGCAGCGGCAAGTTGAACGGCAGGCCGAAAGAGCGGCGAAGGTAGCCCACATGAAGGAAGTCAAGGCTCAAGTGCGCGAGTCGGCAGAGAAAGCAGCCGGTGACATGGACGCTTATCTCATGCTCTCCTTCGACAACATAGAAAACAAGAACAGATTTCTCCAGCGTTTCGGGTACGAAGCGGATTCCAAGTTCATAAAGGGCGAGGATTTCGATATGCGTTGCGAGGTTATAGACGAAGGGGAGGAATAAGCCATGCCAGCACAGAAGAAATTCGATTATGACGGCGAAGATTTCTACACCGCTATCGGAAACCTAGCCAGCAAGGATTTCAATGACTATGAGATAGCTATGCACATTGGCGAAGAGGTGCGCAGAATCATTGAGGAAAGAAACAACCGAATCATTGATGAAGCAGAGACTCCCGAGGACATGGTGCTGGAAGATACGGAGTCTGTTCCCGACAGCCTTGCCCCCGAAGTGTTCTCGCGGATGAAAAACGGCAATTACGACAAGTGGACGGAGCAGGAGAATAAACTGCGTTCAATGCTTATAGGTCAAGCCTTGTCACGGGCGCGGGTCAAATTGAACCTCCTTTATAAGGGCGTTTATGACAAGATGGCGATGGGCAAGTGGAAGACGAAAACCACGACAACAGTAGAAAGGAATACAGTAACCAAGGAAGGAGTGCCGTTCACAGAGACCACGACTACTGTCACTGAACAAGAATTGCCGCCAAATATGCAGGCAATCTCCACTTGGCGGTTCAATCACGATCCCGAGTTTAGAAAGACGCTCCAGCAGATGAAGAAGATGGACGTTTCTGTAGAAGATAAGACCATTGACAAAATCAATGTGAATATCGTCTATAATAAAAAAGAGGATACCGAATTACAAGAGAAGAAACAATGAGCGTACTGAATTTTACATGTACTCCTGTTTTTGCCCGTGCGAAGAAAGCGCACGATTCGGGCAAATTCAATGTGCTTGTTTTTGAAGGCGGCTCCCGTTCTTCCAAGACATATTCGCTCATACAGTTCTTCATATTCCTCGCTTTGAACTCCAGCGAACGAAAGAGAGTTGTCTGCACCCGAAAGAAGGGCACATGGTTATTGGCAACCGTTTGGGAAGATTTTAAGAATATTCTCACAGACATGGCGTTGTTGGGCAAGGTTTATGTTAACAACTCCAATCACATCATCAAAATCAATGATTGGTCTTTTTGGTTTGTGGGGTTGGACGACCAGCAACGCCTGCATGGTTTGACGAGCGACATCTTTTGGATAAATGAAGCGATGGAGGCAACCAAGGACGATTTCGACCAGCTTGAACAACGATGCGCTGATTTCTCCGTTCTTGACTACAACCCGACAGCGGAAGAGCATTGGATATACGATAATGTTTGCCGCCGCCCGGATTGCTACTTCGACCACTCCACAATGCTGGATAACCCGATGATTCCGGCAAACATGAAGCGGAAAATCCTTTCTTATGAGCCTACTCCCGAGAATTATGCTGCCGGAACGGTTGACATTCGCAAGTGGAAGATTTACGGCCTTGGCGAACGAGCTTCCTTGGAAGGTCTCATCTTTGAGAAAGTTTCACTTATCAGTGAGATACCTTTCTATGTCAAACGTAAGTGGAGAGCAATGGACTTTGGTTTTACTAATGACCCAACAGCCATTGAGACGGTAGGGTTCCACGATGATTGTCTGTATATTGATGAAGAGTGCTACGAAACGCGCATGACTACGCCCGACATCATAGACAGAATAAAGACGCTCCCCGATGCGAGGATGCGAAAAATATGGGCAGATAATGCCGAACAGAGGGAGATAACCGAAATCCACAATGCCGGATTACCCATACAGTCTGCCACTAAGGGCGCAGGCTCCGTGCTTTTTGGAATAGACTTCATGCAGGGTCTCAAACAAATCTATGTTACCGAGAAATCGGTTAACATTTGGAAGGAGTTCAAAAACTATACCTGGCAGCAGGATTTCAAAACCGGATTGTTCATTAACATTCCTTGCGATAACTATAACCATGCCATTGACGGCGTTCGTTATGTGTGTTGGATGGAGCTGTTAGGCCATGCCTACAGAAATATGGATAAGCCGAAATCATATAATGGATATTTCTAAGACACAACGATATGAACAGTATTGATGAAATCTTTGCACTCCCCACATGGGATGAGAGAATCGACTTTATTAAGAACTCGCGGCGCACTCCAATGCCAAATGTCGGCAAGCTGAAAGATGCTTGGTTTGCCGACAAACATCGCGTCAATGATAAGGAGTTCCGCAAAGATATGAAGACCCTGGTTCGTGAAGAGTACTACGATAGTAAGGGCGTATTACACCCCGCAGAGTTCGACCCCGAGCCAGTGGCACGTATCGCCCTCCCTATTGAGCAGGACATCGTGAACATTCACGTTGCCTTTACCATTGGGAATGAACCGGCAATCAAGTCGGAAACCGAAGATGCTTCGGAGAATGACGTGTTGAGAATTGTCAAGAAAATCGGCAAAGACAATAAACTCAAATTTCAAAATAAAAGAGAGCTTCGTGCATGGCTTTCCGAGCAGGAAGTCTGCGAATATTGGTATCGTTATGATGCCAGCGGATTTTGGCGTAAGGTGTGGAGGAAAATCGCATCTATCGCCAATATTAACGTCCAGCCAAAATACAAGCTCCGCATGCAGATTTGGTCTCCTTTCAAGGGGGATAAACTCTACCCCATATTCTCCGATAACGGGCAGGACTATCTTGGCATCGGCAGGGAATATGAGTATAAGTTGGCGAATCATGACACTATGTATTGTTTCATGCTCGTTACCGACACGCATGTCTATCAAATCCAGCGAAGCGATAAAGGATCGTGGGAGTTTTCACCGGGCTATCCAGCCGAACATGGATTCCCAAAGAATCCAACGATATACAACTATCGAAACGAGGAACTCTGTCACAATATCACGGGTGCGCGTGAGAGCCTTGAAACTCTAACTTCCGATTGGTCGGATGCCATTAAGATGAATTTCTTCCCCAAACTTATTTTGGAGGGAGACTTGGCAAATGGAGGAGCAGAAAACATTGGCAAATCGCACCTCTTGAAGATAACAGGTGGAGGAAAGGCATATTATCTCGATTGGCATCAGACCAGCGATATGGTGAAGTCACAATGTGATAACCTTCTTGTGCGCTGTTACTCGCTCACTAATACTCCGCTCATTTCGTTCGACCAGGTGAAGGGCACAGGCCAGCCGCCTTCGGGAACGGCGTTCGATTTCATGTTCATGGCGACCCTCTTCGCCAGTGCGCGACATTGGGAGGATATGGGAGAGTTCTTTCAACGTAGGCTGAATTTTCTCATCTCTGCCGTTGGAGCATTAGTACCATCATTGAAGAATGCATCCGAGACAGTTGATGCGGAGGTCGAGCAACGTCCATACCGCATCGAAGACCTGTCGAAGCGCATACAGGATGCCGTGAGCGGAGTTAGTGGTCATGTGATGTCACGCAAGCAGGGCGTTTTGCTGGTGGGTATCGCAGACGAGTATCAAGAAGAACTGGATGAGATTGGAAGTGATATTGAAAAAGAGAATAATGAGGAATAATAGCTTCTTTTTTATAATTTGTGTGTTGAGGTGGTTGCATCGTGAGATGCAGCCACTTTTTGTTTGCAATCATGAAAAGATATAGCATATATATATACATCTTAAATAATAGGTATATAAGCATAAATACATAACAAAGTGACAAAAAGTAAAGCATTAAAACATAACAAAATATATAAAAGTTATGTTCTTTTGCTATATTCAGATTGCAAAATAGAAAATAAAGTGTTAAAATATAGATATATAGCATATAAACATAACTTTTATTTTGCAATTTCGTAAAAATGCTATATCTTTGCAGTACAAAAACAAAACAATAACAATTAAATCAAGAAAAATTATGGCAACGAAAACTTTGAACGAGTGCATTAAAGAGGTGATGAACGAGAAGAGTACACGTACTATCAAGCGTTCTAAACTTATCAAGTTAGGTTTGTGTGAGCATGAGATTGTGATGCTGCTTAATTCGGTTTGTCCGATTACACACAGAGCAAAGGGCGCATTTGATTTTAGCAAACTTACGTTTGGTGTAGAAATTGAGTGTTACAACTTTTTTCGTCAAGAACTTGTTAACAGCGGTACAGCTAGAGGTTTACAGGTACGTTCAGAAGGCTACAATCATGCAGACAACAGTCACTACTACAAAATCGTCTCTGACGGTTCTTTGACAGGTGATAATTCAAATGAGGTAGTGAGCCCTGTATTGAAAGGTACGAATGTTAACGACAGCCTTAAGGCCATCTGCGAAGCCCTTGCCGAGTGCGATGCTAGAGTTAACAGATCATGCGGCTTACACGTTCATATCGGTGCAGCCAATATCAGTGACGAACATTATTGCCGTATCGTTCGCAACTATCAAAAGTTAGAATGTGTCATTGATTCATTCATGGCACAATCGAGAAGAGGTAATAACAACTGCTATTGCAAGTCAATTCGCAACTGCGATTTCAGCGCATGCCGGACAAAAGTTGACATTGCCAGGGCTATGGGTGGTGACCGTTATTTCAAGGTTAACGCGGTTGCATACAATCGTCATAAGACGATAGAGTTCAGACAGCATCAAGGCACGACAGAGTTTGAGAAAATATCCAACTGGATTCTGTTTCTTGCCAAATTGGTAGAGTATTCAGAGAAGAACGAAATAACGACTTGCAACAGCATCGAAGAGATACCGTTCTTGAAAGAGAGAGAGAAAACATATTTTATCAACCGCCGCAATGCCCTTAATTAAGGGCTTGCGGTCTCAATAAAGCAATAAAGGCTATGTGCGTTATTTGTTATATACCCAAGGGCGTTGCAACGCCGTCTAGAGAGATTATTACAGCCATGCACAGGGCTAACCCACACGGCATGGGCATTTGTACCCCTACAATACATTACAAGGGCTTAAGTTTCAGTTCGCTATATAACAGCCTACGAAGGCGAAGCATCGAAGAGCCATGTTTGTTACATTTCAGATTAGCGACACACGGCTCTATCAAACGGGGCAATTGTCACCCGTTCTATGATGCAGAGACAGACACGTTTTTCATGCATAACGGTGTTTTAGATATAAGGCCAAAGGGCGATAAGACAGACAGCGAAACGGCATTCAGAGAGTTCTTTGTGCCCGAAATCAAGTCTTTTGGACTGGATTCAGACGAGTTGAAGTATTCGGTGCATAACATCATCGGTTTTTCAAAGTTCGCATTCATGCAAGGTGATAACGTTCGCTTGTTTGGTGACTATCTTAAGCGATACGGCATCTATTATTCAAATTTGCGTTTTTCGCATTATATACACCCGTACCGGGTAACTGGATTCGGCCTGTAATTTAAGATTATTGTTTTTGTTTGTTCAGCATTGCAAGTGTTTTGCAATGCTGTTTTTTGTGTCTTTCTATGCCGATTTTTAACTCAATTGCAATCAGTTAAAAACGAGAAGCGACAAGTCTTTTTTTAGTATAAAAAAACGCTTAACTTTGCGCCAAGTTTAATTTATATCGAGAATAGTAAAACATGGACATTCAAACATTATTTTCTGCGCTTAAGACGAAATATCCTCAAAGCGGATTAAGCGACAACGAGATTACAGGGCTTGCAAAAAGCCTGTTTGCAACCGGCATGGTAACGGACGAGAATGTTTCTGCAATTGTGGACGGTCAAGCGGACACAATGAAGGACTTTCAAAGCCTTTTCGATTCGCGGTTTGCCGCCAAGAAGAACGATTTTACAAAGACCCTTTCAGAGAGTCTAGAGAAGACGTTCAAAGAAAAATACCACATCGGCGAAGATGGCAAGCAGATTATTGCAGACCCTCCCAAGGACGATGAGTTGAGCGCAAAACTCAAAAAGCTGTTGGACGAAGAGCTTAAACCGCTCAAGGACAAGATTACAGCAGAGGAAGAGAAGCGCGTTCAGATACAGCGGACAAACGACATTCTCGAAGCGGCCAAGCGGAACGGCATCAACGAAGAGCTTGCCAAAATGTTGAGTGTTCCTAGCGATGTGACGGATTTGGACTCCTTTATGAAGGACAAGTCACAGACCCTCGCGAACCTCGGATTCCAGGCTATCGTGCCTCCGGGTGGCGGTAATAGTGAAGACAACGATGGTGCTGCCATTGCAGCTATTATCAAAGCCGGGGCTCCCAAGCCAAAGACCGAATAACCCTATAATAACAATTAAAATTCAAAAACAATGCCAGCAGGATTCAATTACAATCTGAACCCCGATGCAGTTGTCGAAGAGATTTGCGATGTGCAGACGCTCCACCACAAGCGTGGCGCATACCGTCTCGACACTACCGGGCTGACTATTGGCTCGAAGCTGCCGCGATTCACTCCCGTGAAAGCTAATCTTTCCACCCGCATGGTCGAGGTGGTTAAGAACGTCTCCGTAGCGGAAGCTGTCGCAGCAGATGCAACGAGCTTCAAGATCAAGA